CATATCACCTATGGTTAAACAATGGGACATAGTAAAAATAATGGCTGTCTTGACTAGTACCTTCACAAGAGGTGTCTATGCAGCAGTTGATTTTGAGATAGAGCACAAGGCCGTAGAAGGACTGTGTGCGGCTCAAACATGTATCATGGGGGAGTATGACGAAGAGGAGGACAAAATCTACCTGTACGTGCTCTCAGAGGCCCTGAGCACTAAGTTAACAAAGGCTCAATGGGAGGAATTGAAGTATCAGGCTATAAAGACGTACCTACACGAATTAGTCCACCATGAACAGGCTATGGCTGGCGAGGAGACATCTCTAGAAATAGACTTGTCAAGGGCTGAATATCTCAGTAATATAACAGAGGTAGAGGCATATGCCAGAGTAGATATACCCAATGATATTAGTCGTTATGGTGTCAGTATAGAGCTACAAGAGTACGCTGAGTTATTGACAGACCCAGACAGCACTATCGGTGTATCTAAACTAGATGAAGTCTATGAGTGCCTCTGTTATTTTGATACACCCATAGACAACTATATAAATGATAATAGGAGATATATGCAATGAAACCAATAAGACTAAATCTAGAGATAGAAGATGAGACTGGAGACATAAGAATGTTCTACAGCACAGACAAAGGAGTGCTGATAGGGGACGTCATGTACGTTGAGTATTCAGACAGGGACAAGCTAGAAGACTATCTTAGGTCAATGCGACTAGACGAAGAGATAGAGCTAAAGAAAATGATGGGGGACCTATTCCATGAGGTGTAATGCTTGTAATAAATTATTGACAGATCAGGATACAGACTGTCTGTGTTATGAGTGCGACAGAGTGTCTACTAAGACCACCACAGACAATAACTATGATGGTTCACCTATCACTATTGAGGATGAATTAGAGCTATTAGACCAATTAGGTCTAGAAGGTCCTTGATTTTTCTCTTAAAATGTGATATTGTATACCTATGTATACTTATGAGTAACTTTAAGTGTTTAAATTCATAAAGTCTAAGTCTAATGTATCCTTAATGGGAAACAAGTTGACAGACAAAGTATTCTAATGTATACTTAGGTATAGACATTCAGGGCTAACAATCTTGATAGTCTATTAATTGTTGGCATAACGAGCCAACGAATCAAACCACTACTAAAGGTATTTTAATATGGCTACAGCCGAAGGAACTATTGCATTCTCTAATGTATTGACTCAAGACCAATATAAAGGCAAAGAAGTAGGTTATAGTGTAACAATCACTCTAGATGAGCCTAGTGTTACTAAACTGTCTGAGATGGGAGTAAAACTCAAAGAATACGAAGGAAACCTACAGCGCAAGTTTAAGTCTAACTATGACATTGGTGTGTTAGACGCTGAAGGTAATGAGATAGAATTATCTGAAGAGCTACCCCGTGGCTCTAGGGTACGTCTATTATGGTCTAAAGGCATGATGAATCCTGAGCATGGCTTAGGTACTTATCTGTCTAAAGTCAAGGTACTGGAACTAGCAGAGCCTAAAGACAATACAGACTTCTAGCAGAACCCCCTCGGTAGTTTAGGCTACCACCTTAAACCCTTATGTGATATACTGTTAATTCAATATATCATGTAGGGGTTTTTTTATGCGTCTTATAGAAGTGAAGCCAACACCGGCACAGAAACGAAAAGCGACGATCATGGCTAAGGACATGGGCCAGCTCAGGGGCTCTATGACTAAGGGAGAAGGTAATAAAGCAGGATTCATAGGAGAGATATGTGCTGGTCAATACCTGAATGCAGAACACAAGAATACCTATCAGTACGACTTAATACTGCCTGATGGTCATACTGTAGATGTCAAGACCAAACGATGTAAGTTCAAGCCACTGATGACTTATGATGTAAGTATCAGCACATGGAACACGAAGCAGGCTTGTGATTACTATGTATTTGCACGTACTCTGAATGATTATTCCTTAGTGTGGTTATTGGGTTATATGGATAAGGAACAGTATTTCGATGAGGCAGTATTCAAGAAGAAAGGAACCAGAGAAGGTTTCTTTACTTTCAATTCTGATTGTTGGAACATGGCTATAAAGGACCTGAAACCTATAAAAGACTTGTTGAGTAAATAAGTGTCGCATTCTACAATACATTTGTCGCCTCTAAGACAGAACATATTGAGTAAGAGAGTATAATAGACTCATATGCTTAACCAACGTACAGATGTTATGCACAAGTCGAAATTCAGGAGGTTTCTCGACACGTTTCCGAGATTATTGAACCACTGTTCCCGATTTCACAGGCAGCACTGACCAAATAATGTTTCATAAGCTAAACAATGTACACTACAGTATACATTTGAATATACAAAGGAGGACATATGGCTAGCGCCAGCAAAGGCAAAGGATGCGTGAAAGCAGTGGAATGGTGGAAGCACCTACGCAGACGTAAACGTGACCAGAACAAACGAGTACGTAAGGACGGCAAGAAGAAAATTAAAGAGGTGGACGATGAAGAGTAAACAGACAGAGCTAGAACCCTGTAAGTGTGGCTCTACTATACTGAGTGTCGAATGTACGGGCACTAGTCACTACACTATGGACTATGTGGTGTGTCTTGATTGTGGACTAGAAGGTTCAGGTGAGTTCGGAATTGAGGATGCTATAGCTGCATGGAATAAGAAAGTATTCGATCACAAACCAACAACAAACCGGAGAGATTAATTTGTTAATCATAGAGCTGTTCACACAAGTAGTCTGGCTTGCCGCTGGTCTAGCTGTATTGGGTTCTGTCGTGTTGTTCTTCTTGACGCCTCTATATGAGGATTGGAAGTTCGACAAGTATCAGGTGGATAAGGAATCAGAAGTCTATGAGCTAGTCATCAAGTCTATTGGTGTAGCACAGGAGACAGGCACAGAGGTCACTATAACACTCAAAGGCGATCTTAGTGTAGAGACAGATCAAACATAACGGAGGAAATAAAGATGAAAATACCTGAAGAACTAGAACATGCCTATTGGGATTTAGTTGACGTAGCTGTTATCTTAGGTCTGAAGGATCATTATGAGAAGTTGTTATTAGAGGCCGAAGATGCCTATACACACGAAGATGATCTAGCTAACGGCATAAGAACCAGAGGCGCTATTCAGACTGTGCTGAAGAATTTTATGTGGAGGGGAGAGTATAATGAATGGTTACAAGACGTACAGCGCAGAGAGCCAGATATTCTCGCATAAAGAGCCTTGTCCTAAATGTGGCTCTAAGGATAACTTAGCACGTTATAAGGATGGTCATGCATCTTGTTATAGTGCGGATTGTAGTTATTATGAGAGAGCAGGGGGTGAAGTAATGGAAGTACCAGAAGAATTGATGTCTCACAACAAAGCTACACAGCTACCAGAGACAGCTTGTTTTGCTAGACTGACAGAACGTAGGATTTCAGAAGAGATATGTCGCAAGTATAATGTACGTGTAGACAAAGGTGAGTGGGCGCAGCAGACTAAGCACTACTACCCTTACTACAGCCGTGTAGGGCTATCTAGGGACGTCATAGCCTACAAGACAAGGACAATAGACACTAAAGAGTTCAGCTCTAAGGGCGATCTGAGGTCTTGTGGTCTGTTCGGTCAGCAGTTGTTTGCAGGGGATAATGGTAAGTACATCACTGTCACAGAAGGAGAGTTAGACGCCTTAGCAGTCAGTGAGATGTTCGGTGGTAAATGGCCGGCAGTGTCGCTGAAGAATGGCGCATCATCTAGTGTGAAGGGAATCAAAGAATCACTTGAGTTCTTAGAGCAATATGAGAATGTCGTATTGTGCTTCGATCAAGATGAGGCTGGACAGCAGGCCGTAGCGGACGTAGTAGACCTATTCTCACCCAACAAGGTGAAGATAATGACTATGCCCATGAAGGACGCCTCTGAGATGCTCATGGCAGGCAAGGTGAAAGACTTCATAAGTTGTTGGTGGGATGCAGTACCTTATAAGCCGGTAGGTGTCATATCGCCAGCTACAGACACTTCAGTATGGGATAACTTCGTCAACAGAGGTACAGAGAAGGTAACACCTTGGCCTGTAGCTTTCGGTAAGTTGAACCAGATGATGAATGGTGGTATCGCTGCTAGTGAGATTACTACTCTAGGTGCATTGACTTCAATAGGTAAGTCTACCGTAGTCTATAATCTAGCGTATGGTATGGTGACTGAGAGCAACAAGAAGATAGGCTGTATTTTCTTAGAGGCTTCACAAGGAGAGACTATAGAGAAACTATTGTCTATCCACCTGAAGACAAACATCAGCCACATACCTTATGTTGAGAGGGACTACGCACAGTATCGTAAGGAGTTCGATAACTTCTTCTCTACTGACAAAGTACATATACTAGACCATCAAGGCTCGGTAGATTCTGATGAGCTATTCAGTAAGATGCGCTATATGGTCAAAGGTCTAGACTGTGAGATACTAATCTTAGACCCGCTACAGGCCGCAGTAACGAGTAATAAGAATGAGTCCATAGATGATTTTATGGATAGGACGTTGAAGTTAGTGCAAGAGACAGGCGTCAGTGTTATAATCGTGAGTCATATGCGTAAGCCTTTCGTTAAGGAGGCGCATGATGTCAGCGAGTATGATCTGAAGGGTTCTGGTAGTATCAACCAGATCAGCTTCAATACGATCTTACTGAGCCGTGACAAGATGTCTGATAATGATTATGCCCGTAACTGCACGAAGGTCCAACTAGTCAAGTGCAGACGTACAGGGAATACTGGCGATGCCGGTTGGTTATTCTATAATCAACAGACATCACGATTGGAGAGGGGCGAAGCGCCAGAGATTATGGAGACTGAGAATTATGACTTCTAAACGTATCGTACTAGACATAGAAGCAAACGGTTTTAACCCCGATAAAATTTGGTGTATCGTCTATCAAGATTTAGACACCAAAGAGGTAGTGACTTATAAGCCCAACAATCTGTCAGACTTTACTTTGGATGGCATAGGGGAAATTATCGGACATAATATCTTAGGGTATGACGTACCTATAATGGAACGTATCCTGAATCTAGATTTCACAGGTATTAAGATGACAGACACGTTAGTCTTGTCTAGACTCTTTAACCCAAAACGTGCAGGAGGACATTCACTAGATAGTTGGGGCCACCGTCTGGGCTACCTCAAAGGAAACCACAGCGACTTCTCTGTCTATTCAGATGAGATGCTGGAGTATTGTGTTCAGGATGTATCAGTAAATGTCAAGACCTACGGGCGATTGCTCGTAGAGTCTAAAGGCTTCAGCGAAGAATCTATTCAACTAGAGATGGACGTACATAAGATTATCTCTGAACAGGTTCGTAATGGCTGGTTATTGGATGAAGGTAAAGCCTTTATGCTGCTAGCGGAGTTGAAAGAGAAGATGTTTGAGATAGAGGATACCGTACACAAACGCTTCAGACCACTACCTGTATTCGTAGAGAAAGGATACCCTAAGAATCCATACAAGAAGGATGGAACGAAAGCAGCTACTCTACTACGTCATGAGGAAGCAGGGTATCACTATAACGAAGAGGGCCTGTATGGTTACACTATCTACCCTGAGTTTAACTTAGGGTCACGAAAGCAGATCGCTAGGTACTTACAGCACTTCGGTTGGAAACCTAAGCAGCTAACAGACAAAGGTAACGTGATCGTAGACGAGAAGGTCCTTGATGGTGTGGACATACCAGAAGCACGTTTGATAGCTGAGTATCTGTTAGTACAGAAACGTATAGCACAGGTACAGAGCTGGCTAGAGGCGGCTGATGGCGATAGTAGGGTTAGGGGTTACGTCAACCCATTAGGCGCACAGACAAACCGTATGACGCATAGCAGCCCTAATTTGGCGCAAGTGCCTGCCGGTTATAGTCCTTACGGTAAAGAATGTAGGGAGTGTTGGACTATACCTAAAGGCTATAAGTTATGTGGCATAGATGCTTCTGGTTTAGAATTAAGGATGCTTGCACATTATATGAACGATGTTGAATATACTGACGAGATACTAAATGGAGACATTCACACAAAGAACCAACAGAGTGCTGGACTCGCTGAACGTAGTCAGGCAAAAACTTTCATCTATGGGTTTCTGTATGGAGCAGGAGATTCTAAAATCGGAGAAATTGTCGGAGGATCATCGAAGGATGGTAAGCGACTTAAAGAGAGATTTCTTGATGGCACACCTACTCTTAGGCGACTGCGAGAACAGGTTACTAAGGCTTCAGGCAGAGGATATCTCAGAGGACTAGATAATCGTAAGATCATAATCAAGTCAGAGCACTCGGCATTAAATTACCTCTTACAGTCTGCTGGTGCTATCGTGATGAAGAAAGCACTGGTCATACTCTATAAGTGGGCCAGTGACAGACAGCTAGACTTCAAGTTAGTCGGTAACATACACGATGAAATACAAGCTGAAGTAGCTGAACATCACGCAGACGTATTCGGTAAGATGGCTGTCTCTGCAATCATAGAGGCAGGAGAACAACTTAATATGAGGTGCCCATTAGATGGAGAATATCAAGTCGGACAGAGTTGGGCAGAGACCCACTAAGGAGATTATTATGCAATTCAATAAAGCACTGAAAGACCACTGTAAAGGGGCTTACCAGCCAGCTACACTAAAGCTCAAGAAGGGCTACATCTTAGGACTGCCTGAAACAGACAGCACTGTGTCTAAGAAAACAAACAGCCTGTATAGAGGTAAGGGGAAGAACCGATGAGTGAATATACTTATGTTAGTACGAACTCCAAAGGTGATAAGGTATTCCGTAGGGATACCGACGAATCTCTTGAATTTGTGGTAGAGTATCTTGAAGGTAAAGGTTTAGAGTATGAAGTACGTGAAGGTGCTAAGATGTTGTGGATATACGCATCCAATAATCAGACCTACTCTTACTACTACACTACAGGCCGATGGGCGCCTTACTGTAAAAGAGGCTATCCTAAAAAGCACTACATGTCTAAAGGAATTAATGATTTCATAACAAGATATGTAGAGAAGGATGTACAAAATGACAAAGACAGCAGGGCAGAAACCCACTAAGAAATGTACTGTTTGTAAAGAAACAAGGGAGCTCAGTGAGTATCATAAATACGCTAAATCTAAGGATGGCTATTGTTATCAATGTGTTTATTGTTCCCAAACATATAAGAAGAAATATAGACAAAAATTATGGTCTAAAATCTATGAGTATTTTGGAGGCAAGAAATGTAATAGGTGTGGTTGTGTTTCGGAGTATCCAATATTTGAAGTTCACCATATTGACCCAAAACAAAAAGAGATGAGCACTTCGGGGAACACATCCTTTGAGGCTATAAAAGCTGAATTACTTAAATGTGAACTACTCTGTGCTAATTGCCATAAAATTACCCATTATGAAATGAGGAATAAAGATGACCAACAAAAAAGTTGATACAGTAGTAGAAGATATCTACTCGTTGATGGAGAAAGGCGCTACAGCCAAAGGTGTCGATGTTGATGAGGTCTTCAATATCTTCACTAAGAATGTTGGTGATGTAGTCTTCGACTCATTATTCACTGTGCGAGGGGAC